GAAGCCCCACTTTGAGCCATCATCATAGCATTAGCTAGAGCCACCAAACCTGTCTGAAGCGCCATTACACCAGATACAGAACCAGACAAGCTTGCAAATGAAGCCATGACCGATGTAGCAAACGTGCTCATCGAAGTTCCAGCGCTTGTCAGTGTTTCTGGCAATGTGCTAAGGTTAGTGCTTAGTGATGATAAGGCCGTAGGTAGTGATTGCAAGGCTACACTTGCAAGTTGAGCTGATATAGCTATCAAACTCAACCCAGTCCCTGCTTGTTGCAACCCAGGACCTGCTGAAGCAATGCCAGAATTGGCAATAGCTGTCAATCCTGTTGCCACTGTTGCCAATGTTCCAGCTAAATCTAGCAACCCTAATTCAGTGAGCATCGAAATCCCTTCAGCCATGTATTTGACTCCAAGGCCTGCGTTTAAGGCAGCATTACCGATGCTGTCAAAGATTCCAGCTACACCGTCAAGGACATTACGGATAGCAGAGCCAAAGGACTCAACTACACTACCAGCACTTTTCAAGATAGAGCTCACTTGTTCTCCAAATGTTTTCAAGAGATTAGACAAGCTATCAATGATAGGACTAATCTGAGAGAACATGCTGCTAAATGACGAAACAATATCTGCAATTGAAGGAGCAATCGCAACCACCATTTCAGTTATGGCTGGAGCAAATGGAGCTATTGCTTCAACAATTTGAACGATAGCGTCAGCAATAATTTGAGCTACTGAAACGAACGCATTACTTATAATATCGACGATTGGAGTGATTGCTGTAGCTACAGTTGCAATTGCATCACCTAAAGCTGTAATGAATGGCGCAGCTGCTCCAATTGCTTCTCCAACCGCAACAACAAGAGGAGATAGCTGAGCGAGGGCGCTTGTTACTGTTGGTAAAACTCCTGCGACAGATACAATAGCCTGAGCAAATGCACCAATAATCGCAGTAGCAACCGTAGCGAATGCCTGACCAACAGCGTTAATGATCGTGGCTACCCCTTCACCTTGACTAGCAATGAGACTTAAACCTGCCGCAATAATAGCCACTCCGGCACCGATTCCGACTGCTGCAATACCAATCGCTCCGCCAAGAGCAAGGATGTTCCCAATCCCAGCCGTTCTCAAAGCCAATCCAAATGCTCGGATGACCGGAGCCAATCCAGAAAGAGCAATTTTGATGCCTTCACCAATTCCTGTCGCAGCCGTTTTGATTGCTGTTCCTGTTGTTTTGATTAGAGTTGAGATTGATTTGAAGATTTGAGCGATTGCGCTTTTCGAGCTCGTTGCACCTTTTACAACTTCGTCTGCCCCTTCCTTGGCGCCTTTAGCAAATAAGCCAAACGGATTAAAGCTCTTCAAGAAATTAAATGCCTTGAAAGCGACTAGAGCTCCTCCAATCCCTGCAATCAATCCTCTCCAGACATCTGCACTAATTGATTGAGTTAATTTTGAAATCCAGCTCACAATCATTGAAATAGCGTTCACGACGTGCCCAGCGGCCGCGCCTACGATATCCCAAGGAATAGCATCGCCTAACTTAATAGCAAGATCTAAAGCTGCATCCGTCAAATCTTTAAATGCTTGATAGGCGTTCTTGATTGCTCCTGTTTCAGAGAAAGCTTCTAGTGCAAACTGAAAGGCCATAGCCATATTCTGGATGTTGACGTTCACTATTTTAATGATATTCCCAACACCTTGAATAACATTGCCAAATCCATTGGATTCGCTCGTCAATTCATCAAAGAGTGACTGGATTGTTACGACTACATCTCGAAAAGTGTCCTTGATTACGTCAAAAACACCCTCGTCAACTCCGAGAGATGCAAACAGCGATCTGAATCCTTGTTCAATCTTTGGCCCAGCTTCTGCCAAGGCTGTATCAATAGCTTGAGGAAGTTGTCTCATAATATTTCCAACCATAGGCAAGAAATTTCCTAAAAGGAATGTTGAGGTGCTAGAGATAAGTGCTTTTAAAGACGGTCCGATATCTTCACCGAGCGTCAAATTCGCCAAGAAGTTGGATGCCGAAGCCTTCATTGCCGCAAACGAACCACTGAATGTAGTCTGCGCTTCTTGTGCTGCGACTCCTGCGACTCCCAACTCTTGTTGAACTAGGTCGATGGCTTCTACGATATCCGCAAAGTTGTTGATATCAAACTTCTTGCCCATTGCTTTTTCTAATTTGCTGGCGTCTTTAAGAAGTCGTTGCATTTCTTCTTTGGTACCGCCATATCCAAGTTTCAAGTTATCTAGCATGGTATAGTTCTGTTTAGCGAAGCCTTGGAACGTCTGCTGGATTGAACCAATATCTGTACCCATCTTGGCTGAGTTATCAGCCATGGCCATGATAGCCTTGTCTGCCATTTGTGCAGCCTTCACAGCATCACCACCGAGCGCTTGCTTCAAGCTGGCACCGAAAGAAACAGCTTGCTCTGCGTAGGTATTAGCAGAGATACCAGCTGAGGCTGCAGCGTTCGCATATTGCTTTACAGACTCAGCTGCAGTCGTATATAGCGTATCAACGCCACCAAATGATTGTTGGAGTTTGGCGCCCTCATCTAGAGCTGTAGCAAATACACCCTTGATAGCACTGCCAAGGGATTGAATCCCAGAAATCAGCGCACCGCTGACAATGTTAGCTCCTAAAACTGACTTAAAGACCGAACCTAGTTGCATCCCGCTTTCTGTCAGTCCGCCAACCATCCCTTTTAGACGTGCCACTCCTGATTGAGCCTTATTGCCATCCATATCAACTTGGATGACCACTTTACCATCTGCCATTTATGCCTCCTTTCTACTCGTAATAGTCATACTCGTCATCTTCTTCGTCGTAGTCATCGTCTGGAAGACGATACTCTTTTTGCAACTCTCGCATCTTATCGATGTATTCCTGACTGTCGCCTTTTTGCGGTTCATAAGAGCGAATTTTCACGACTTCTACAAATTTGGTTCCCTCAGGCAAGCCAACAATTAGAGCATTGAATTTCTTCCAGTGCAACTTACCGATTTCTTCGATTAAGTCGATTCTGTAAGCTTGCATGAAAGAAGCAAAGATATAAGCTCCGTCATGCTTCACGTTGTAGAGTCTTTTTTGTGGTGTTTCTGACGTTGTCGAGGACTTTATGACATTGCCTGCCAAGTCATACTCAACATCGTCTTCTTTCTCGCCTGTCTGGATGTGCTCTTCAAAAATTGCCTGAACAACTTCCAAAGCCTCCTCAAAGCTTAAACAATCAAAAGAAACACCCGTAAGGATCCGCAACGCTAAAAACGGGCGCATGAATTTAGGAATATCATCGTCTTTCCATAATTCAAAAACTTTCAAGACTCTATCGAACGATAAGAGCAGAGGGAAAGTCTGTTCTTTGCCTTCAATTTCTAAAACAAGCTCATCAACTAGCTTTCTAGAAATATCTAACATGGCATCACGCTAGATATTTCTTGAATGCGTCTTCTGAGTTGCGCTCTCGATATTCTTTCTGAATCCCAAGAATGGTCTGCATCAGATAGTTAAATGCGATAGTTGTATCTTCGTCTGCGAATTTATAGACTTTTTCAAATGCATCCGCTCCGAATAATTGAGTCCAACCATCTTCGATAAGCTCTTTAGCTTTTTCTGCGATTTTCTCGTCGGAAAGTTTTTCAATTTTCTTCCAGTTCTTTGCTAAGCCCTCACGGAACTTATCAAGTTCCTTCACGCCCTTGTCATTTGCAATGTATTCCAGCTGAAATTCTCCGAAATCAATAGGAATGATATTGCTTAATTTCTTAATTACGACCATTGTTTTTCTCCTCTTTTCAAAAATAAAAAGGCGTGATATTTCACGCCTCAGATTATCCTGGTACTACTGTTGATTTCTTAGGTTTACGGGTCCATACGACCTTAAACTTAATACTTTCATTCTCTGACGCTTCACCGTCTCCGATTTCGATACCAGAAAGACGAGCTGGACCTTCATACTGGGTCTTACTGGTCGAGTCAACTTCCTTGTACCAAACCAAAAGCTCGTCACCGACTGCGTCTTCTTTGTCTGCCACAAAATTCTGCGCTTTGTCATCTGTATCACGAACGCCCTCGAATGAGCGCCCTCGTGTTTTAGTGATCACTTGTTCTTCAGGTGTCCCGTCGCCAGAAAAGTCGGTAAAGTCGTCTGTCTTCTCGTTGTTTTCTGGCGACGATTTCTTAATCCCTTTAGCAATCCAGAGGTAATCCGCTGCAGTTGGTGGAGTGTCTGGAGTCGTTTCTTTGTAAGGGCCAATGTAGTGTTTACGTTTTACGTTTTTATTTTTAACCATTATTCATTCCTTTCAATTTCAAGGCTGGCAGTTAAGTCCAGCAAGTAAATGTAAAAGCCTTGCTCGTCTAAATCGTTTAAGTAAGGCTTGTCGACTTTCAGACCTAAAAATTCGTAAGAGCCATTCTTACTTGGCAATTCTAGGTCCATTTTTGATAAGGCAGCGTTAATCTGCCACAGTGTATTATTGTTTAATTCCTGATCTCGTGACTTGATAGCAATTTCAAAAGGCAATCTGACTGTTTGAGTTCCAGCCATGTCCTCGTCTACCACTTCTCCGCCAGGTAGCGGATAAAGGACCAATCCCTCTTTTTCGGCTAAATAACCGAGCTTAGACGGAATTTCGTCTTGGATGCCTTTGATATGCTCAAGCAAGACATCTGCAAAATCATTTTTTTGAATCATTTCACTCCCATCGCTTTCGCTCCGACTTCAGCCCAATTCTTAGCATATAGAGCTGAGGCCTTTTTATCCCACCTTGGACCAGTTCCAGGCGTTGGTTTTTGGCTCAGCAACTTATCTTTATTTGCAAAGAAAAATCTTCTTTGTTTTTCTGAAAAGAAACCTTTCCGCTTCTTGCCATAATAGAGCAATCTAGCGTAAGGTGTTGCGTAGACAATCGAATCTTGACGAACATGTCCACTAGACCGTAGGTCCCCTCTTCGTTTTGGGACGAATCGCTCCATGTCCATCAGCATCTGGTTAGCAATAGCTAACTTTCCTTTAGCGAGATTCTCTGGAGATACTTTCTTCTCAATTCCTGATAGGTCTATCTTTACATTAACACCGCCCATCAAATCACCTCGACTTCATAAGCTAGTAGCTTCTTGGTTAGAGGATGATATTGAGGGATGATGTTCTTAACAACGTAGCTGACGCCGTCCTCTTCTACAAACCCACCAACGAAACTCTTGTCGAGTTTCACAGGGCAGTATTTTTGATAGACAATTACAGTCGAAAAATTGGACTCACTACGATGATTGCCTGTTCCGGAACGAGAAAAGGATCTATCGAATTTGCAAGGGGATAACAAAAGAGGGTCAGAGTAAGCCTCTTTCCCCCAATCGTCCTCACCAATTGTCTTTTTGATAGTCACAGAATTAGGTAGCATTCGTTTATCTATCATAATCAACCCTCGCCGAACCAAATCCAACCATCCTGAGCCAGTTTTCAGCATCTCTTGATAAATTATACCTTTCACCCAAAGAAAGCGAACCCGAGCCATTCTGAGAACCTGAACGATAGCTTATAGATGTCCGCCCTACTGACATGCTGGCAATAGACTGCTTGTCCTCTGCCGTCATGATCCCAGAACTATCTAAATAAGCTACTTGATAAGCCGTGGCACGTTTAACTGACTTCTTGCGAGCTGTATTGTCGCTATCAAAGCTATTTAGAGAATAGAAATCTCTGGTATAAGCATCGATAGCGAGTTCAGCACGCTTTAAAAGCTTGTCAAAGTCGCCCTCGACCTCAAATCCGAGCTTATCGAACTCCTCTTTAGTTAAGTAAGCCATCTAATCACCTCCTTAAAAGGTGGATGTCCCCACCTCAACTAGATCTTGCTTAGGCTCTTCAATGAGTTCAAAGCAATCTTCACCAATCACCTCATTAAACAGGCCATTGATTCGATTAGCTTCGTCTTGATCTAGCTCGTATTCTTGCCCTTTGTCAAAATGACGGTCAGACTTAGCTAGATAAGCGTTCAATTTTGCTTTAAATTTGGCCATTTAGCACCTCCAATAGCTCGTCTTTGGTCTTGTTTGAATAGCCCTCAAACCCTCGCTCTTTAGCAAGAGCTTTCAACTCTGCCAAAGTCATGTCCGAAAGTGAATGAGTAGCCAAAATCTCTGAGATTTGGCCATCTTCAATCACTTCTTCAAATTCATCAGCGATTAGCTGAGCTTCAAGCAAGCTGCCTTCCTGCACGGTATAGACTTGATTCCCTTTTTCGTACTTACGCATTTTCTACCTCCTTATTAAGCAGATTTGTGAGAAACATAGACCCCGTCTTGTTTTGATTGCAAGACGAAAAGATCATGATACAAACGGTTTTGGTATAGGTAACCATCACCCTCCGTATGTTGCCCAGGAGCAAAGAGATAGATTGAGTTGAACTTAGCCTTGGCAATTACTGCTGGCTTAGCAACGATCAAGAAGTTAATGTTTTTACCGTCCGAAGCCTTAACAAAGCCTTCAGTGAAGTCAAACTTAGTCTTGAAGCGTGCATCGTCCCAAACTTCGATAAGCTGAACTCCGTCAAGTGAAGTGACACGAGTATCAATTCCTTGAGGCGATGTAGTAGCGATTGAGCGTGTGAACTCTTTAGAACGTTCCAAGAAATCCATCACTTCGCTAGAAACATACATAACGATGTTTTGAGCGCCGTATTTACGAACTGGCAAAAGAGCAGCTTTCAATTTTGTGTAGATGTTCACTTCTGACAGGTCATCTTCAGACTTGAAGTGACTGTTTGTGATAGCTTCTGTAGCAATTTTAGAGAAGCGATAAGCATCGACTTCTGGAGTTGCGTGTTCAGTGATGAATGTGTTAGATACATTAGCAGCTGAAAGCTCTTGGTTCGTTTCGTCAACGTCTGCGGCATCTACGAAGAACTCGACGTCACGGTCAAATCCTAGTGTGTAAACTTTCTTGTCGTTTGAAACTGTACCAGAGTTGTAGCCTTTAGAGCGAGTGTGCGCTTTGTAGCCAGTCACTGAAATTGTAGGCAACTCGAAAGATTTAGCGCCCAACCAGTTTACTTGTGGCGTTTCCAAAATACTTGTGAGTGCGCCTTGCATCAATTTCTTTTCAAAGGTGCCTTCGTGTTTAGTGATGTAGTTAATTGTCATTGATCATTCTCCTGTTAGTTGTTTAGTCCGAGAGCCTTTAAAAAGGCATCTTCTTGGTTCGTTCCAGCCGTCGGATTTCCTCCGGCCGAAAATGTCGGCTTCTTCTCCTCAGATTGCTCTGTGCGACCGAACTGAGGATATTTCTGCAATACTTGGCCAATAGCGTCTTCGATAGACACCTCATCGGTCACTAAGCGAGCAGATAGAGTGATGACGTCGTCTACAGACTCAGCATTTACTCCCAAAGTCAGAGCTGATAGTTTCGCTTCCAGGTTCTTCTTATCTGACAAAGCAAGTTCTAGCTCTTTCTCTTTAGCAGCAAGCGCTTCTGACTGTTTCTCAGCCTCGCTCTTTTGTGAGTCCTTCCACTCTTTGAGTTGCTGGAGTCCTTCTTTAGCGCTCTTGATGTCCTCAAATCCTAGGCTTTTGAAGATTTTCTCTTGCGCTTCCTTTGACTCTTTAGCTACAAGACCAGTCACTTCATCTTGAGTGAAAGTCTTGACAGGTTGCTCTTGAGTTTGTGACTCAGTGTTTTCTCCAGCATTGACTGGCTGGTCAGTTTGTGTTTGAATGTCTTCTGGCATTCTTCTATCCTCCTAAAATTAGGTATTATCTTCCGTTCTTTACCGACTGCGGATAAAGTCAAGCAAAAAACCGCATCGAATTCGACACGGTTTGTAGTGGTTTATTGCATAAAAAAAACGCCTAGGTCAAACTAAGCGCTAGTTTTAGGTTTTCTCATAGAAAAATATCTCTCTGTAAGCTGTCGCTTATTTAATTCTAATTCAAATGCTTTAGCCTCATCTAATGAAAGTAAGTCAAGTGTAATACTTATACTCAGTAATTGTTCATCAGTAAACTCTGAAAAATCTAAAGGTTTTTCATCCAGATTTAAAGAGTCAACAAAGTTTAGAGCCTCTGACAATTCCATAATATCACTCCTCTCTTAAATTCATTTCTAAGACAATGCCACCTTTGTTTTCTTTCATACTAATTATATCATATTTTGCATTTCTTGGTATGATAATTTCAGACTCAGCGTCATTATCTGTAAAGTATATTTTACTATCCTTTGAAATGTTGATGATGGTTTTGACTTTTCTAGTTTTGAAAAAGTTATATTTTGGAATATAACTAGTTGATGTGTAAGCGGCGTTACTGAAAACAGCCTCTCCAGAGTTCAGCATATCAGATACACTATCATATTTTTTCAACAAGTCAGCATTGCTAGTAATGATTGATTTCAAGTAACTACCATCATCAAAGCGACTAACTTTTATATTTTTCAGTGTTCTATTTCTTTCAATAACTCTATCAAGCGTTGAAACCACTTTGTTTTCTTCTTTGCTGAGTGGGATGACTCCATTACTTCTGAGCGCTCTGTTAATATCAAAACTCCTATTTGTTGCTATATATCCCATACTGTCAAAGTCTGGAGCATAGATAACATCACGCTCAGTTTTTGTTATTTTTCCACCCACTTTCTTAAATGCAGGTATTTCATCCTCTTTGATGTAGTGATATTCTGACATCTTCTTCCTGAGTTTTACTTCTTTTTGAGCTTGAGAAAATGGGTCATCATAGTATTTCTCTCTAGCCTCATCCCGTTTTAGGAATTGGTGCTTATCGATGTAATCCTTCAAAGCAGCGTTCTGAGTGCCTATCTTGCTCTTGTACTTGTTTATCAGGTCATCATCGCCCAATTTCTCAGCGACGTGGAGCTTTTCCTTATTCGCTCTGATAGACCGTTCTAGCGCCCTCTGCTTGGCTTCTGCGTTGGCATTATCCATCGCTTGCTCTGGGCTAACCGAATCGACGTCCTCGCCTAAATCAGGCTTGTAGTTCGCTCCTGGGATGAACGGAGTTAGCATGTGGCCGCAGTTAATACCAAGGCACCCTTCAGGCCGACCGTAACCATAATCTGACAAAGCTAAAATCTTCTCGCCGTGTTCAACTCTAGCCCGGCCAGTCGTTACTATCTCATGCTGCAAAGGGGCGCACGACTTGCGAGCTGACGCCTTTTTTGAAAAATAAAAGGTATCAATGCCCAGCTCTTCAGCCGGTCTCGTTCGCATTTCTCGATAAGTTCGATAGGTTGTCGTCTTGATAACTGTCCGAGCATAATTGTCAATTTTCCAGTTACGCCCAGCGCTGTCCTTGAAACCTTGAAAACCTTTCTCTTGCCACTTCATGACCGTGTCAGAAATAGCCTTGTCGGCCGTAGAAAGGCCAGTGACAACTCTAGCGACAGATTGTTCAATGATGCCTTGATAAGCCCCAATAACGGCTTTAGGAAGCGTTGTATTGATTAGGTTATGGATATCTCCGACAGCTTGACTTGCATAATCTGCAAGGATTTCTTGAATGTGATTGCTATTTCCTGCAGATCCACGCCCTAAATCTTCCATGAGTTGTTGCTTCGTGTCCGTGTAGAGCTTCAAACCCTCATTTTCGACGATATAGCGTAGTTGCTCTTCAGCGACTCCAGAGTATTTAGAGATTAGCTTCAGGTTCTCCTCGTTCAGCATGTGCATCTGTTGCATCTTCTCAAGTTGCCAGATATACGGTTGCTTATCAAGATAGACCGTGCCACGCTCCGTCACACGTTCGACCACGTTATCAAATAAATCCAAGGCTAGCTGATGATAGATGTCTGCGACATTGCTTGCTTGAAGCAGCAGTTGCTCGTCATTGAACTGTATCGGTGGTCTCTTCTTTGGCATCTAATCACTCTCCGTAAATATCAATATCCTCTTGCGTTCGCTGACTGTTGGCTGTGTCCATCGTTTCCTGATTAATCGCCTGAATCATCTTCTTAGCATCGGCCTCTGACATATTGAAAGCCTTCTGGATAGCGTGAGCCTTGCTGACAATGCCACTGGCCAAAGCCTTAGTCCAATAATCAAGCTCGTTGTTCTTGTCAGTAAAGACTCCGTCGTCCAGATTGATTGCAATCTTCTCCATTTGAGGAATTGGACCGCTATACAATCCATAAAGACTACCAAGCTCGCAAATTGAGATAATCAACTCTTTCAAGGATTGCTCGACAAGGCTGACAATACTGTTTCTCATCTGATAGGTATCCGAGTTTTCAGAAACGACCTCTGTCGCAGTCTTCAAGCTCTGCCCATCAAATGTAAACATTCCAGCTGATACACCTAAAAGCATTTCAAATAGCGCTAGGCCTTCGTTGATGGTCTTGATGTAATCATCTGCTCGAATTGCTGTCGTCAGGTCTGTGATGCTTCCGCCATCCATGTCGTTAGTAGATAAGCGCAAGTAGACATTCTGCTCTGTATCAAACCGCTTGACAAGCTGGACATCTCCGTCCTGATTAACCATTCTAGTTTCTGTCAGATTTTCAGGAACGGCCACTCGACGTTGGCCCATCTTGACTTCCCATTTGAACTCGTCATAGGTCGTATTAATGAAATCAATCGTGCTCTTGGCATTATCGAAGATAGACAGACCGAGAGGTGAATTGATGTCCTTGTTGTTCATTCCAGGAGGTTTTAGGTATGAAAAAAGCGGTCTTGTTAGACCGTCAAGTTCAACTTGTTCTTCTAGATCCTCGTAGACTTCAGCTAGAGGCACACGTCCACCGACCTGCTCAGAGTTCTCAGACCTGTATAACTCGTTAGAAATAATATACTTACCGTCATTCGCCCACTCGTGGAACTCAATCAAGGTGTAGTAAATGTTCTTCTGACCTGAAGCCTTAATCGTTTTAGTCACGATTGCAGCGCTTGAAATATCCTGCGTGTTGCTTTGTAACGGCAAAAAGACAGGCGCTTGTACGAATGACACTCGCACTCGTCCATTATCTACATAAGGCCGCATAGCAAGACCGCCCAGGGCCAAACAGCTCTCAAGATAGCGCTCAAAATTCTTGTTAAAGCGGTCATTCTTCAATGTCTCTTGAATGAATGCGTCTGCTTGCTCGTCGTCCAATTTAATCGAAGCTTGTTCATTGAATACCAGGCTTGCAATCTTCTTAGCAGCGGTCCGAGCGATTGGCAAATGGGTCGCTTCTCTTTGTTTCTTGATGCCGTCCGTATTTATGTAAGTGATTTTGTCAGCGTTGCTCTGATAGTATCTTAAATTCTCGTTGATTCGACGATACTCTGCGCTTGTCACTGCAATTTTAGGATGGTCTGTGATACTTGCTAGACTTTCTGTCGTCATTGCATACTGTCCTCTCTTAAATAGATTTTTGACAAATTGTATAATGCCCATTTACTGGCTCCTTGTTGCTAAAAATTAGCGTAACGCTTATAAAATACGTTAACACTATATCTAAATTCGTCCATTGCGTGGTTATCTTTATCAATCGGCCGTCCGTTATCATCACGGCTGTAAAGACCAATCTCTTTCAAAAAGTGATAGTGGTCGTACTCTTCTTCCTGATGATTGATAAGCAAGAACTGACCTGAAGAGATAATGTTTTGACCACGCTCAATACCTACCTCAATACCCTTCGCCTTACTGCTGACGTCATGGGCATTGTTTAAAGCCCCTCTTGTCTGAATGCCTAGCTTGTGCAATTCCTCTCGTAAGGATCTACACGCTGGGTCAATCCAGACATCGTTATAGCGCATTTGATACTTGCTAACACACCACTGAATGAATGCTCGAAGCTCGACAGCGTAGGTGGACATAGCCTTTATTTGGCCAGTTTCAGCCCCGCTATGGTAGTAATGAGCTACACGGTTAAGTCTGAAGAATGTCTTGTTATTCTCTCTGTGCTTAGTAACAATGTTACATGACATTGAAGTGGCGTCAGATTGCCCACCATCGCCGTTGAAGTACATTTCCATAGGTTCGCCGACTAAACTATCCTTGATGTTCTTATCAAGATCAAATAGGCCATAAATAACGCCCTGAGGCATCACCCTCTGACCAAGTACGTCTCTCTTGTAGAGATAAGGATTTTTCTTCAGCGATTGAATAATAGATTGCTTACGCTCTTCTGACAGAATGGGATTGTCATCCATGGTCCAATGCGTCCAGCGTGTATTTTGGACGTCAAAGACATCCTTAATAACTGGATGTTGTGGTGCTGGAGGGTTTAGGTCAGCTAGATGGTATCTGAGCTTAGCAGCCCACGTCCTTCTGAATGCTTCCTGGATAAAATCCATATTCAGCAGGTTAATTTCACAAAAGACTACTGACCCTAAAGACATACCAGTGATAGCACCTACACTGTTGGCTTTACCGCCCCCTTTGTAATAGACACGCTTGGTTCCGTTGGGCGTATCAATTAAGAGGTGGTCTCCGTGCTCATCATGCTTGATTTTACAATTGCCATCGAAGATGTGCATTAGACCTGTGCCGTCACCGTCAATGAATAGACGGTAGGCTTGCTCTTGATTGTATGCAGCTATAAGATGGTTCTCGTCTGGTGACTCAATCAAGTATCTTGCATACCTAAAATGACCAGCGGTTGTCTTGCCGCTTCGAGGCGTGCCCTCGTTGACCTCAAGCTCATAGTTGAACGGTCTACGAATGATGTTGAGTTGTTTGCTTGAAAAATCAATCTTCAACCTCATCACCACCTTTTACCGCATTTAAGAGAGCTTCCATGAGAGTAGTATCGGACTTAGAGTCTTGATTTCTCTCAATCTTGATTTTGAGCAATTCAATCTCTTGTCTGATTTTCTCATCTGTCAACTCAAAGTCTTTCCACGCCATATTGTTCATGCCATCCAAAGCTGAAAGAAAGGCATTTGAATTAGCTTGTCTAATACCTTCATTCTCAATGCTGGCTCTGGCCTTGTTCTTCAGCCATTCATACTCATTGAAAGCCTGCTCTCTGGACCATAAGGACATATTAGAGAACTGTTTGAGTAACTCACGATACCTAACCCTTACCTCACCCTTATTGAAAATAGCAGATGCTTTATTGTCAACTACTGCATCGCTCATTTTTTCGGCTTTGTAAGCCTGTCTATATGCTTGTCTTTGAGATAGTCCGGAGATTATCCCTTGGACAAATAGCTCTTGTTTTGGGGTTAATTTATCCACTCACCGGACTACCTCCTTTCCGACAAAATAAAAAGCCACTCAAAGAGTGACTGTATGCGGTAAGTGGGTGCCTCCCCCACCAGAGCCTTATATAGCGCTACTTTATCTCTGTCCTACAGGTTAATTAGCCTAAATCTAATTACCGCCCTGTACCCCTATTGTGATAGCTACTCACAGAGATACAATTGGAACGACAGGGATCGAACCTGCAACCAATAGATTAAAA